CTTGCAATCCTTAGTCCATGTTCCTAGTCTCGTTATAAACTTAGAATGTTTGTTTGCATAGTATGTTATGTAAAACTTCTTATTCATCTGTATATCCTTTCATTAGTTATAGGACTATCTTATATGGGATAGTCCTATATGTCAAGTCCTTAGTTAATGGCTATCTGCAATAACTGTTCCGGTATAGGAAGTTTAATACTTGCCTTACCCATTTCTTTTTGCAACGCCTTAACTGTATTATTTATATCTGCACCAGTATGCACAACTAGTTTGCAATTATCTTGCATGTCTTGAAGTTGATTATATATGGCATGATTTTTTTGTATGTGCTTCTTAGCTTCTTCATAGCAAACTTCATCTAGCTTAGAAGTAAAATAGTTCACAGTATCTTCTTTAGTTGTAAAGCTATCAAAAGTTGTTTCCCACTTCCTTGCTTTGTTATAGTGATTAAGTTTTCTTGATAGTTCGTCTGCTACATCTTGACTTGCTCTATACAGTTGGCTTTCAGTATGTTGCATGGTTTGTTTAAAGTCATGATATTTCTTACTTGCTATCTCGACTTTTTTAAGCAGTTTCTCAATGCCTAGTTTTTTGGCAAAGTGTGGTTTTTGTTTATCTGCTAACTTGTTTGCTTCCATTGATACTTCTGTATCAACAGCTTCTCGTCTGTCACTAAACTTAGAGTTTATTAAATCCTTAAAAAACTCTAGTTCGTTGCTTCTGATTGGTTTCATGTTTCTGTATCCTTTATTAGTTATTATTAATTATCCTATAATATCCTATTGACATGGTGTAAGTCAAGTGCTATATTAACAATATGAAAAAAACACAATACGAAAAGTTAAAAGACCCACATGATGCCCCTTACAGAAAAAATGATTTAATAGATGGAAAACAACCAACACATAATGCAGGTAAATGTGATGGCTGTGGTGAAACAGTTAAACCAGATCAATGGAGCAAAGATATAAGAGAACAAGTATTTCTTTGCATTGATTGTGCTTAGGTAAACTTGAATCGTGAACCAATAGCAACACTGGGGAGCCCCAGCGTGGAGTAGTTGTTGGTTCTCGGGTCAAGCTCCAAGCTCCAAGCTCCAAGCAATAATAATACTTGACATCATAGTAGGATAGTATAGGATGTATATATCCCGTTTGCTGGTATCCGGATTTAAAACTCAAACCAGCACTGATGTGTAGTCACCTTAAAAGAGGTGGCATCAGTAACGCCGAACCCCGGTAGGAATAGACGCTAGTTCGTCTCCATGTACCGGGACAAGGCACAACAACGAAAGGATACAAATGACTAAAAAATATAAAGTTACTAGCTGGGCTATTGTTGCCACAGTTGAACGACCAGATGGTACGTGGTTTGATCGTACTATAACAGATGTAGATAAAGAAACAGCAACAGCTGTTGATACATTTTTAACTGAAGAAATAGAGCAGGAGGACGCATAAATGAAAAAAAGAATTAATCACAACAACCTGCTGCCATGGTTCACAGACGACCATAGCACGCTTCCTGCTGCATACTTGAAGAGCGTGGAAAAATTGCTTGACGGGTTACAGACAGATAAGCAACAAGCCTCAAGCGCCAAGCTTCAAGCACCAAGCTTGACAGATGGTGAAGGATAATATAGGATGTATTTATGAAAACAAATGAAGCAATACAAATTACACACACACTATCAAAGCCCTCCAAGATGCCAGGGTTTGCGATTGGTATACCAGCCAAAGAATGCAAGACTGGATCTAAGCTAAGAAAAATTAAAGGCTCAGTCTGCTACGGCTGTTATGCATTAAAAGGCTGTTATGTTTTTCCAGATGTACAAGCCGCTCAGTATAAAAGATTAAGAGCAATCTCTCACCCTTTATGGGTGAAGGCAATGGCCCAGCAGATCAACTCTAAAAAATCAAAGGTTTTTAGATGGCATGACTCTGGTGACGTGCAGGACCTGCAGCACCTTAAAAAAATATATGAAGTATGCAAACTATCACCTTCAGTTAAACATTGGATGCCAACCCGTGAAGCCTGGATCAAGGACCATGTTGCAGCGTGTCCAGATAATTTAATTATACGATTTTCTATGCCTATGATCGACCAGCCAGCAGCGGGAACCTGGAGCCACACCTCTACAGTGGTAACATCTGGTGCAACGTGTCCTGCTCCACAGCAAGATGGCAAGTGCGGCGACTGTAGACGATGCTGGGACAAATCAATTCCAAACATTGCATATGGCAAACATTAAAGAACTACATCATGCCGGGCGCAAAAATGCGTCCGGTGTATCCTTACAATTAGAAATAGATTATCACCACGATCAGTGGTGCGTGGACAACGGGTATCCGGTTAATAGCTACAAGCCTCAAGCGGGAAGACCCAGGCGTCAGGCTCCAAGCTTATCGAGCGCCAAGCTCAAGGCGTCAAGCCCCAGGCAGCAGGCGTCAAGCGTCAAGCCGCAAGCGTCAAGCTCATGGATCCGTGAACCACGGAACATATGAACAAGTTTCCCGGACCTTGGACCAAGGGCCTGGGCTATGATAAAAGTATTCTCAGGATGTGTATGATGCCACGATATTTGGTGCGGACTAAATTTCAATTTTACACCTTGAGTGACCTTAAATTCCACTGTGAAGAAAAACTTATTTTTGTTGTAGCAGAGCGCATCCGGCATACCTGGAAGGCTTAGATTCTCTAGCCTATTCCACTGTATGTTAGGTGTTTTTTGTTTTACTTTTTGGTAAAGTTTTGCCTCTGGACCCATCTATATTTTGAGGTGACTTATGTTCAAAGAAAGGCACTCCTGTCCTCTTTTTGCTATAATGTTTTTGTTCATATAATCTCTTAGAGTAACTCATATAATAACAACATCAATCATGTAACTTATACAAAATAATGTAAATGTTGCTATCGATAACAATACTAAATCGTCTGTGGGTTTCATATTAAGAAGTGGCTTTTGCCTAGTATTTCTTTTGGATCATCTTTAGTTTTAAAAGCAACCAAGATTGATGGCTGTCCTATTACATTGTTTTCTAAAACTTCTATCCTAGATATTTCATGTAAAGCACCTTGCCTCTCAACATACACTCTCGCATTGTTGATAGCATTACCCTTATCTTCGTCAACAAACTTCTCTAAATATTCCATCAAATGTTTAACGTACATTAATTCTTCTTTGTTAAATTGCCAACTTGTTCAGCTAGCTTAATGTTGTCATTCTTTAGTGCTTTAATATCTATTTCAATATCAGCATTTAAAGCTCTAACAGCTTTGTTAATTCTAATGATTTCAGTTAGTTTTTTAGTTAAGTCAGCAACTAGCTGTTCCGTACCATTGAGTTTAACTCTATCAGATTGCCATTCACCTTTTTCAAGTAAAAGAGCTGCGTTATCTTGTTTTAAAGTTTTAATAACTAAGTCTTGGCTTTCAATTACTAAAGTTAAATCGTTATCTCCTCTGTCTTCTATTTCATCTGTCATACTTGACAATATATGATTGTTACCTTAAAATGTCAAGTAGGCCACTTAGAAATAAAAATCTTTGATGGCCACAACTTATGCAGGAATACATATAATGGGACTCTCCAAAAGATTAACTGAAATGCAAAAGAGATTTGCTGAACTGATTGTATTTGGTGGACCAGATGGACCACTCACACAGACAGAAGCTGCAACTATGGCTGGCTACTCTGAGAAGAGAGCAAGACAAGAAGGTTCAGAACTTATGAATCCAAGACACAGCCCATTAGTAGTTACATACATAGGACAACTTAAGGAAGAGAGATTAAAAAAACATGAAGTTAATTATGACACCCATATTTCTGAATTAAATAGAATTAAGGAACTTGCTTTGAAGAAGGGTTCTTTCTCTTCTGCCGTAAATGCTGAGACAAATCGTGGTAAAGTAGCAGGGCTATACATAGACAGAAAAATAATAAAGCATGGGAAATTAGAAGAGATGTCAATAGAGCAAATAGAAGAGAAACTAAAAGGAATGCTAACCGATTACGCTCCATTACTTAATGTAACTCCTGAAACAATAGAAATAGAAGAAGAAAAAAAAGAATCATAATTTTTTACGTTTCTTCTTTTTAGATTTTTTATCATAGTCTTCATATTCCTTAATTAATGTTTCCGATGGATGCCACACATCAACTGCAGTATGACAATTAGGACAGGATAAATTACTAACTATATCATAATCTTCATTCTCTTCTGTATCATGATCACCACCCCATATTAACTCATTATTACAGTGCCAACAGTTCATTGTTATTTACTTCCTTTTTTTATATTAGCAATATGTTCCATGGGTTGTAGATTACTCCAATTAAAACATGCACGTTGTTGTTTTGGATCTTCCAGATTAAAATGAAAACAGGCTTTAATATGATCCATATCCCATCCTCCTAGACCTTGATTTTCCCAATTCATCCATGGTTCAAATTTAGATTCTAAATGTTGTCTTAATTCATCAGGGGTACAACCAATTAATTTCATAGTTGAAGTTGATTTATTTTTACCTTTTAAAGCTTGCAAAACTCTACTTGAACACAAATGTCTTATTCTAAAATTAATATCTGTAGAATATCTAATTTTCCATCGTTTGTTTGTTTGTTCTTTTATTTCAGGTTTAGCTTTATATTCTTTTTGTTGTTTTTTAATGGCTTCTATATTTTTTAAACGGTATTCCTTATTTTTTTTGCTGTCTTTTTCTATATTTTTTAAATGGAGTTCTTTCATCTGTTTTAGTCTTTTTTCTCTATTTTTTGAATGGTTTTTTAATACTTGTCCTATTCTTTTTTCTTTATTTTTTAAATAATA